GCAGCCTGGTCAACTAGTGTAACCCCTCACTCTAACCTTTTCCAGGACTATGCAGTCCTGGGAGATGATATTGTGATTTGGAATAAACTAGTTGCTGAAAAGTACCATGAAATTATGACCTCCTTAGGGGTTGAAATTGGGATTGCAAAATCCGTGATTTCACCAAAAGGATTGGGATTAGAATTTGCAAAACGTACCTTATTTAAGGGAACGGACGTAAGTCCGGCTCCTTTAAAAGAGGCAGTCGCTGCTCATACTAGTACATCCCAAGCTCTTGAATTATTAAGAAAATACAGACTTTATAACTCAAGATGGTTAAGATTTCTTGGTTATGGGTATCAGGTTAGTTTGAACAAAAATTCAAAACAAATGAAAGTGATTCGAACTGTAATGACTTTACCTCGAGATATTGATGGATTACAAAGATTATTCTCCTTTGTGGGAGGTTTTCTTGATCCATCACCTCGAATAAGAGTTCATTTACATCGAATCGTAATCAAATTGATTATGAAGGAAAGTTCAAATCTCGAACGGCAAATTGCAGACGCGTATTGGGGGTTAGTTCAATGGGATGCTTCAAAGTATCTCATGACCTTTCCCGCATATCACGGGAAACAGGTAGCTTTGGAAAACCAAATCCAATCAGACGCCCGAGGGGATTACGTTCGTAAAACCCTATCGAAACTCTGGTCTCTAGTCAATCTATTGAGATTAATTAGAGAGGATTTAAGTGTCCATAATTACCATGTTTCTATGCCCTATTGGGATCTGCCACCGTTCGAACATCCTCGTACCTTTTCAGATATTCAAGTTGTCCGTTCAATTCAAACTCTGTTCAGAGTTCAAAGTGAATGGTCGAATATAAACCTTGATTCCATCATCAAACCGGTTAGAAGTGTTCCCGATAAAAGGCTCTTTGCCCTTTCTCAGGAAACCACTCCAACAATCCGACGATGGAATCGATGGTTGAAGGTTTTATCTCATAAGGATAATATAGTACAATCAAGTGACCTGCTAAGAAGATAAATATTTTTAAATGAATAGAATTCTAATAAAAATATTTTCTTTCCTTAGACATTTCAATCGTGTTTTGAACGTGACCAACCTAAGTCGATTACACTCTCTTCATGAGAGTACTAGTCAAAACTTAGGAGGCCGAATTTCTAGTCCATATTGGACTTTGAAATTCCTATGGAGAATCTTCCGATTCTACATTGGTCTTCAGTTATGGATCTTAGGAGGGGTAACCTTCCTGGGACTCATAGTGTATAGTTTACACGATTTGAGTGTTTCCGCAGGATTAAGCAGTTACCATTCTTGGATCCCTTTCTCACTTTCCGACTTGGCAACCTTTTCAGGGTATTTGATATTACTCTGTTCAGGTTGGTCTCTAATGGTTATTTTTAACCATTGGAATGATATGGCCGTACTACTGTTTCAGAATACTGATATAATATCTACTATAACCGCTATCGCTAGCTACTTTTGGGTAGTGAACGTTTCGGTTTTAGCTGATTTTATTATAGTATTATTTACTGATCCAGTCAGTCTTCCATCCACGGTAGTGATAAAGGAGATTATACTAATGTTTGATAATATTGGAGGAGGATCGAGTTATATCTATAACTTGGTTCTTACAAAACTCCCACTAGTGATGGTTAATCCATTCACTTTGTTGGAGGAGTAGTATCCTCTCTTTGGACCTGGAGTTTAACCAATTTCCAACACATCTTTTTTGGTGTCTTGGAACTGGTTAACTTCGACAATCTCGGGGCTTATCACCCCGACTGTTAATCCAATATTTCAACCAGTCGTAACATCTCGATTTTCAAGAGTGTCAACCTTAATTGCGGGTACGATTCTTATGTGGTTAATAAGGGTAATCTTTGGATTCCCCTTTTAACTACTTAATATTGTAATAGGAGTCTCGAACCCAGTTTCAGTGAAATGGTCTCTCAACTTCTAGAAATCTAATTATCTAGAAGAAAAGACAACGAAAATCACATCTGAGTGAAACTCCA